TTATGGACGCATTATGGACATTCCTGACACCGGGTTAAGAGTCACAGCATCTTGTAAGAAATCCGGTGCAAAGTGTGCGTAGGTCATAGTTTGCTGAATGTTAGAATGACCCAGGATGCGCTGCAATGTGATTATGTTACCTCCATTCATTATAAAATGTGTGGCAAATGTATGCCTCAAAACATGCACTGCCTGTCCGTCAGGTAAATCGGGTTTTACTTCCCTGAGAGCGTTGCGCACTTTGTAGTAACTGGCATTAAAAAGCCTGCCAGAATTTTTGGTTTTGATCCGTTTAATCAAGTCCTGCGAAACGGGAATTGTCCTGCGCTTTCCGTTTTTAGTTTTCATAAACGTAACCATCTGGTTAATGATGTGTTCAGCTTTTAAATTAGACACTTCACTCCAGCGTCCACCAGTAGAAAGGCAGACCAGAGTCGCATTTAATTCATCACCATCAAGCATGGATAACAGTCGCGTAATCTCTTCACTGGACAAAAAAGCCATTTCTGTAACAGCTTCACGTAACCGCTTAACCTCACGGAACGGGTTGTGAGAGTGGTATTCACCGGCGTCAATTAACTTGGTGAACATCCCGCTCATTATTGCCAGATGCCGATTTACGCTGGCTGGTTTTAGACCATCGTTCATCATTACAACGCGATAATCAGTTATCGTTTTCTTTGTTAGCTGGTCAGCTCTGGACACTCCCATTTCTGCAAATTTGGCGATTATTGTCGTTAAACGCCCCCGTTCAATATCTCCACGCTCATGTGATTTTCCGTGATATATCCACCATCTGCCTAACAACTCTGTAAGAGTTCGGCGGTCGGCTGGTTTCTCCAGCCACTCTTTGTTGTGGTAGTTAACCAGTACATGACGTTCGAATGCTTGAGCTTCACCTTTAGTTTTAAATTTCCGCCTGATACGTTTTCCATCTGCACCCTGCGGTCTGACGTCCACTTCATAACGACCATCATCGAGCTTTTTAATAGACATAAAGCCCTCCGATGACGCTGTTTACTTCTACTACTTGAAAATTAATGCAATTTTCTTTCGTACATTTACTACACACATATGCTGAATAAATCGTCAGCCAGTTTTCTGGTCTGAGTGGTGCAAGGTTGTTGAGTCTTGCCCAATGTGTGCGAGAGCCGGGGCTATTTGTCCAGCTGCTGGATCTGTTTCATCAAACATGAACCAGTCACGATACTTGCGAAAGCGTGGATGCTTAAACAGCTTCATACCTGCTTCCATAGGCATTTTTGATTTTCCTGATTCATATCCATGATATGTGTAGTAATTAATTCCAATTAATTCAGCAAGTTCCTTAGTTTTAAGGCGTTCGGATTCACGGATGAGCTTTAGTTTTTCACTTTGTTCACTTGACATAATTTTGCTAATCTCCAATTATATTGCTACTTGGCAATTTGTGATTCACTCAAAAAGGCTCTAGAAGGCTCCAGTTGGTGAATCGCAAATCTTATGGAGGATAGCAAAGTGACGACAAATGTAGAAATTTCTTGTCCAACTAGCGATGAGGCAAGTTTCGAAAATGAAGCCAAACGTAAAAGCATTCAGATTTCAGAGCGCCCATCTGATTTGCTGTCGAAAGAAGGTTTTGCTCTTTACATCGGTAAGACACCACGCGCGGTGGCTGAAATGGCTAAAGCAGGAAAGCTGCCAGCCTTCTACATGACAGACCCATTAAAACCAAGAGGGAAAGCTGAATTATGGATTAATCGCCGTGAGTGGGACAAGTACGCAGCCCAACTGGTTGATGAAGCTCCGACAGAATGGCATGACTGGAAAAATCGCATTAGTTACAGCAAATCAAGACATGGCCGTGCGGCTTAAGGTGGAAAGGATGAACGAGCCTCGTTGTATTGCTCAGTTATTGCGTAACGAAAGCCCCAGGGCGATTGACTTCACCATCACCCACGGAAAGGGTCGCAAGGGAATCATTATCCGCACCAAAAAACAGAGTCCGTTAAAAAAGGCTCTGACCTTTCTGAAAAGCCGGAGGGTCTGGAAATGACAGTGATGACGCTCAATCTCGTCGAAAAACAGCCAGCAGCTATGCGCCGGATAATTGGTAAGCATCTTGCCGTCCCTCGCTGGCAGGAGACATGTGATTATTATAATCAGATGATGGAGCGCGAACGGCTAACAGTTTGCTTTCATGCGCAGTTAAAACAACGTCACGCAACGATGCGTTTTGAAGAAATGAACGACGTCGAACGTGAACGACTGGTATGTGCAATTGATGAACTGCGTGGGGCATTCTCAAAACGCCGTCAGGTTGGCGCAAGTGAGTATGCATATATTAGTTTTTTAACAGTCAGTCAGCGTCGCACTTTATTTATGCACGCACGACTGACAGAAAAAGAATTTAACCAGCCATACTGGCGAATTAATGAAGAATCATGTTACTGGCGTGATGCTTTATTCCGTGCATTACGTGAATTATTCAGTCTGTTTGAGTATGCACCGACAATTCTGACGTCGGTAAAACCAGAGCAATATCTGCATTAAGTAATTAACCAGAGTTTTTAACGCACTTAATCGTGCGGGGCTTCTTTTTGCCTGGAGAAAGTCATGCATACAGTTTCTGAAAATCAGTGCGGTAAATACGCATTACTGCTGCAACAGGCCAGAACCGAAGCACAGGCCGACGCTGCGACGCGCTTTTCTTCTCATCTTGACGCCATGATTCGCCACATCACAAAGGCGGAGTTATCCCGCGTGGAGATAGTCGAGCTGCTCAGTCAGGAGTCGGAAAAATTTCACAACATCGGATTGTCTCGCGGGGAGGTGCTTTGATGTCCTGTTCTCGTTCAGTTGTTTTACTGAACAATGCCTTAAAAATCGTCGTTATGAAAAATGGCGATTTGTCTCTTATTCAACTTGGTCTTGATAAAGAAAAACGCGAAATAACTGAATCTGTTATCGCGATTTATCAGAGTGAATTAAACCTCCTGTCTGATGTGGTCAATTTACTTGTTAAACGCGCTGTATTTCACAAGCAAATTTCCTCCGTGGATGAACTGACAAAATTAACGACAGAAATCGCCAGCTATTGCGCTGATGAATTTAAGAAACTGAACGACAAAAGGAGCTGGTAATGCCGGACAATGTGGATTTTATTCAGGAACAACAGGCTGAATTACTGGAGCGCCAGATTAACGCGGCAAGGGTAAAACATTGTGGTGCTTCTGCGCTGGTTTGCGAAGAGTGTGATGCGCCAATACCTGCTGCCCGTCGTGCGGATTATCCGTCAGCCACGCGTTGTGTTTCCTGTCAGTCAGTCTTTGAAGCAAAAAACAAACATTACCGGAGAACGGCATGAGTATTCGTATTGAAATTGGCGAACGTTATGTCGTTACCAGTGACAGCTTTCAGTTTATTCTCCACGAGAAAAAGAGAGCGGAAAGCGGTAAAAACGCCGGTCAGGAATGGCTGGCGGTGGTTGGTTATTACCCGAAATTAAGCCAGCTCGTTTCCGGCCTGATGCATCACGATATTCTGACCGGAAGCGCAAAATCTTTTGCCGATTTAAACGTGCAGGTTGAGCAACTCAGCAGGCGTTGTTCAGAGGCTTTTGGCTCATATGGCCGTTAAAGCCTCCGGGCGTTTTGTCCCTCCGTCAGCATTTGCCGCAGGCACCGGTGAGACGTTTACCGGTGCTTATGCATGGAACGCGCCACGCGAGGCTGTCGGGCGCGAAAGACCCCTTACACGTGACGAGATGCGTCAGGTGCAAGGTGTTTTATCCACGATTAACCGCCTGCCTTACTTTTTGCGTTCGCTGTTTACTTCACGCTATGACTACATCCGGCGCAATAAAAGCCCGGTGCACGGGTTTTATTTCCTCACATCCACTTTTCAGCGTCGTTTATGGCCGCGCATTGAGCGCGTGAATCAGCGCCATGAAATGAACACCGAAGCGTCGATGCTGTTTCTGGCTGAGCGTGACCACTATGCGCGTCTGCCGGGGATGAATGACAAGGAGCTGAAAAAGTTTGCCGCCCGTATCTCATCGCAGCTTTTCATGATGTATGAGGAACTCTGCGATGCCTGGGTGGATGCGCATGGCGAAAAAGAATCGCTGTTTACGGATGAGGCGCAGGCGCATCTGTATGGTCATGTTGCTGGCGCTGCACGTGCTTTCAATATTTCCCCGCTTTACTGGAAAAAATACCGTAAAGGACAGATGACCACGAGGCAGGCATATTCTGCCATTGCTCGTCTGTTTAACGATGAGTGGTGGACTCATCAGCTTAAAGGCCAGCGTATGCGCTGGCATGAGGCGTTACTGATTGCTGTCGGGGAGGTCAATAAAGACCGTTCTCCTTATGCCAGTAAACATGCCATTCGTGATGTGCGTGCACGCCGCCAGGCAAATCTGGAATTTCTTAAATCGTGTGACCTCGAAAACAGGGAAACCGGCGAGCGCATCGACCTTATCAGTAAGGTGATGGGCAGTATTTCTAATCCTGAAATTCGCCGGATGGAGCTGATGAACACCATCGCCGGTATTGAGCGTTACGCCGCCGCAGAGGGTGATGTGGGGATGTTTATCACGCTGACCACGCCGTCAAAGTATCACCCGACACGTCAGGTCGGAAAAGGCGAAAGTAAAACCGTCCAGCTTAATCACGGCTGGAATGATGAGGCATTTAATCCAAAGGATGCGCAGCGTTATCTCTGCCGTATCTGGAGCCTGATGCGCACGGCATTCAAGGATAATGATTTACAGGTCTACGGTTTGCGAGTCGTCGAGCCACACCACGACGGAACGCCGCACTGGCATATGATGCTTTTTTGTAATCCACGCCAGCGTAACCAGATTATTGAAATCATGCGTCGCTATGCGCTCAAAGAGGATGGCGACGAAAGAGGAGCCGCGCGAAACCGTTTTCAGGCAAAACACCTTAACCGGGGCGGTGCTGCGGGGTATATCGCGAAATACATCTCAAAAAACATCGATGGCTATGCACTGGATGGTCAGCTCGATAACGATACCGGCAGACCGCTGAAAGACACTGCTGCGGCTGTTACCGCATGGGCGTCAACGTGGCGCATCCCACAATTTAAAACGGTTGGTCTGCCGACAATGGGGGCTTACCGTGAACTACGCAAATTGCCTCGCGGCGTCAGCATTGCTGATGAGTTTGACGAACGCGTTGAGGCTGCACGTGCCGCCGCAGACAGTGGTGATTTTGCGTTGTATATCAGCGCGCAGGGTGGGGCAAATGTTCCGCGTGATTGTCAGACTGTCAGGGTTGCCCGTAGTCCGTCGGATGACGTTAACGAGTACGAGGAAGAAGTCGGGAGAGTGGTCGGCATTTACGCGCCGCATCTCGGCGCGCGTCATATTCATATCACCAGAACGACGGACTGGCGCATTGTGCCGAAAGTTCCGGTCGTTGAGCCTTTGACTTTAAAAAGCGGCATCGCCGCGCCTCGGAGTCCTGTCAATAACTGTGGAATGCTCACCGGTGGTGATACTTCGTTACCGGCTCCCACACCTTCTGAGCACGCCGCAGCAGTGCTTAATCTGGTTGATGACGGAGTTATCGAATGGAATGACCAGGATGTCGTGAGGGTGCTCAGGGGGGCATTAAAATACTCTTTGTCTACGAGAAAGCACCACCATAGTAATTACAATCTGTTAAAACCGCATAAAATTACGTCATCTGCGAGGCTGACTAAATCCTGTCTGTCGTAAATTACAGGTAGTTGTGTAGACCTAGCTCAGCATGGCGTAACAGACAAGCCATAAGGGGAGTTCTGGCATGTAGTAAAACAGTGATTTCTGATGGTTTTAACTCCTTGAATGAATGGGCTTTTCGTTCTAAAAAAATTCTCTCATAATCTACATTTCAATTTAGGTTGTTTTCAGATTCAAACTTTAGTCGAAAGGGGCGTTTATGATTATTTATCAAGGTGGTAAAAAGATTTGTGAGGATGATTTTCGTTCTCATGTTTACTCTTTATGCCAGTTGGATAATGTTGGGGTTCTCTTGGGAGCTGGCGCATCTGTTGGTTGTGGTGGGAACACAATGAAGCAGGTGTGGCAATCGTTTAAGCAAGAGTATCCGAAGCTTCTGGCATTGCTAATTGAAAAATATTTTTTGGTCACTCAGGCTGATTCTGATAATGATATAGTCAATGTGGAATTATTGATTGATGAAGCTACTAAATTTTTATCAGTCGCAAAAACTCGACATAATGAAGTTGAGGTTAAGGAAGTTGGTTTGATATTAAGCAGTTTATATAAAGAAGTGACAAAAGCTGCATTATTGACTGGTAGTGATTTTAGAAATAAAAACCAGGGTAAGAAATCTCAATTCCGAGATCATAAAGAGCTAATATCCAAACTAATATCAAATCGTCAACCAGGTCAATCGGCACCTGCACTTTTTACAACAAATTATGATTTGGCTTTAGAATGGTCAGCAGAGGATTTAGGGATTCAGTTGTTTAATGGATTTGCTGGATTACACACGCGACAATTTTACCCTCAAAATTTCGATTTGGCTTTTAGAAATGTAAATGCAAAGGGAGAAGCACGTTTTGGACATTATCATGCCTATCTTTATAAATTGCACGGTTCTCTTACTTGGTATCAGGATGATTGTTTAACAGTTAGTGAAATAAGTGCTTCTCAAGCCTATGATAACTATATACAAAATATCATAAATGAAGATGGTTATTTCCATGGTCAACACTTAATTTACCCCGGTGCAAATAAATATAGCCATACTATTGGTTTTGTGTATGGCGAGATGTTTAGACGATTTGGAGAGTTTTTGTCAAAGCCACAAACAGCATTGTTTGTAAATGGTTTTGGATTCGGTGATTACCATATAAATCGAATAATTTTAGGAGCGTTGTTAAATCCATCATTTCATATCGTTATTTATTATCCAGAGTTAGATAGTGCTCAATCAAAAGTTGAAAAAAACTTGGCTTCAGAAAGTGAAAAGGCAATAATTAATTTAAAAAATTTGACATTTAATCAGGTGACTATTGTTGGTGGAGGTGAATATGCCTACTTTGACAGTTTTGTAAAACATCTTCCCTATCCTGTTCTCTTTCCAAGAGAAAATACTGTTGATGATCTGGTTGAGGCTATTTCTAAATTATCTAAAGGGGATGGGAATGTCTCATTTTAAACTCTCAGAGCTTTCTGCAATTGGTTATGTTGTTGGTTTGGAAGGTGAGAAAATAAGGATTAACCTTCATGAAGGTCTACAAGGAAGATTGGCCTCTCATAGGGATGGTGTGAGTTCTGTTACTCAGCCTGGTGATTTGATTGGTTTTGATGCTGGAAATATTTTGGTCGTTGCCCGAGTTACAGATATGGCGTTTGTCGAGGCTGATAAAGCTCATAAAGCAAATATCGGTACGTCGGATATAACGGATATGCCTTTAAGGCAGATTATAGCTTATGCCATTGGTTTCATTAAGAGAAACAACGACGGGTGTATTTTTGTTTCAGAGGATTGGAGACTACCAGCATTGGGGGCCTCAGCGGTTCCGTTAACATCTAATTTTTTAAATACGATTTATAGTATCGATGAGGATGAATTGGAAAAAGCCATAGAGTTAGGTTTGGATTCAAGAACTAAATCAGTAAAAATCTTAGCGAGTATTGATAAGTTGTTGACTCGTCATATGGCTGTGTTAGGGAGTACTGGGTATGGAAAATCAAATTTTAATGCACTGTTGACCAGGCGTATTTCCGAGAAGTATCCTAATTCGAGAATTGTGATTTTTGATATTAATGGCGAGTATTCTAAAGCATTTGAAGGAATAGCGAATGTTAAACATACTATTTTGGGGATGAGTCCTGAAGGTATACCACCGCGACCTCCATTTGTGCGAGGTCAGGTATTTTCTGAAAAACATGTCTATTATAAGCAAATACCGTATCAAGCGCTTGGTTTTGCAGGGTTGATAAAATTACTACGTCCTAGCGATAAAACACAGTTGCCAGCGTTGAGGAATGCTCTTAATGCTATAAATAGAACACATTTTGAAGGTTCTAATTTTTATCTGGAAGATAGTAAAGGAACTCAGTTTCGGATATATGATGATTGCCGAGAGGAAGGGCAATTCTCGCTTGGATTATGGTTGGATGGGTTAAGAAATAGGACACTTGCTAAAACAGATCGATGGCCTCCATTCAAAAGTATTGCTAGTTTAGTAGCCGAGTTCGGTTGTGTTGCTGCGGACTTTCGTTCTGGTGGAAGTAAAAGAGATGCTTTTAGTTATGGCAATGTGCTTCCTTTAGTGAAAATTATTCAGCAGCTATCAGAGGATATCAGATTCAAAAATGTTGTAGATATGAAGGGAGGGCATACTTTAACTAATAATGGTAAACATTGGGAATCGGCAATGAAAAATGAAGTTGACTATTTTTTTGGCCGAGAGAAAGGAGAGGAAAATGATTGGAATGTGCATATTATTAATCTTAAAAATCTTTCGCAAGACCATGCACCAATGCTGTTGAGTGCTTTATTAGAAATGTTTGCTGAAGTTCTTTTTTTAAGAGGGCAAGATAAGTCTTTCCCAACTGTTTTACTTCTTGAAGAAGCACATCATTATTTGAGAGATCCTTACTCTGAGATTGATTCTCAAATTAAGGCTTATGAACGTCTTGCAAAAGAAGGACGCAAATTTAAATGTTCATTGATTGTTAGTACTCAGCGTCCATCAGAACTTTCTACTACTGTATTAGCTATGTGTTCAAATTGGTTTGCATTGCGGCTAACTAATGAACGAGACCTGCAAACTCTCCGATATGCGATGGAGAGTGGGAATGAATTGATGATTAGACAAGTTTCAGGTCTTCCTAGGGGGGATGCAATTGCGTTTGGTGCAGCTTTTAATATACCAGTGAGAATTTCTATTCATCAGGCTATACCTGGTCCTAGATCGTCAGATGCAGTCTATTCTGAAGAATGGAAATAATCGGGATTGTACTGCAGTGAGCAATTGCATCAATCTGCGTTAAATTGAATGAGCGTTACAGGAGTTTAATACCTTATTCAGAACAGCAGTTATGTGGCTTTTATAAGGTCATGTAACTGCATTAAAACCGCCCCATGAAGCGGGCGGGCGAGGCGGGGAAAGCACTGCGCGCTGGCGGTGGTGCTGATTTTATTTTTTCAGCGTCTGAGCGCGTCGTGAAGGCGCTTAGTCTGCCCGTTGAGGCGTTGGTGTGTCTGCGGGGTGTTTTGTGCGGTGGTGAGCGTGTGAGGGCGTGATGACGGGGTGTAAAAAAGCCGCCCGCAGGCGGCGATGTTCAGCCGTTGTCAGTGTCCAGTGAGTAGTTTTTAAAGCGGATGACCTCCTGACCGAGCCAGCCGTTTATCTCGCGGATCCTGTCCTGTAGCGGGATAAGCTCATTGCGGACAAAGACCTTTGCCACTTTCTCAATATCGCCCAGCGACCCGACGTTCTCCGGCTTGCCGCCCATCAACTGAAAAGGGATGCGGTGCGCGTCCAGCAGATCAGCGGCGCTGGCTTTTTTGATATTAAAAAAATCGTCCTTCGTCGCCACTTCACTGAGCGGGATAATTTTAATGCCGTCGGCTTTCCCCTGTGGGGCATAGAGAAACAGGTTTTTAAAGTTGTTGCGGCCTTTCGACTTCACCATGTTTTCGCGAAGCATTTCGATATCGTTGCGATCCTGCACGGCATCGGTGACGTACATGATGTATCCTGCATGTGCGCCGTTTTCGTAATACTTGCGGCGGAACAGCGTGGCCGACTCATTCAGCCAGGCAGAGTTAAGGGCGCTGAGATATTCCGGCAGGCCGTACAGCTCCTGATTAATATCAGGCTCCAGCAGGTGAAACACGGAGCCGGGCGCGAAGGCTGTCGGCTCGTTGAAGGACGGCACCCACCAGTAAACATCCTCCTCCACGCCACGACGGGTATATTTGGCCGGTGAGGTTTCCAGTCTGATGACCTTACCGGTGGTGCTGTAACGCTTTTCCAGAAACGCATTACCGAACACCAGAAAATCCAGCACAAAACGGCTGAAATCCTGCTGGGAAAGCCACGGGTGCGGGATAAACGTTGAAGCCAGAATATTACGTTTGACGTAAATCGGTGAGCTGTGATGCACGGCAGCACGCAGGCTTTTCGCCAGACCGGTAAAGCTGACCGGTGGCTCATACCATCTGCCGTTACTGATGCACTCGACGTAATCCAGAATGTCACGGCGGTCGAGTACCGGCACCGGCTCACCAAAGGTGAATGCCTCCATTTTCGGGGCGCTGGCGGTCATTTTTTTTGCCGCAGGTTGCGGTGTTTTCCCTTTTTTCTTACTCATCAGTAAAACTCCAGAATGGTGGATGTCAGCGGGGTGCTGATACCGGCGGTGAGTGGCTCATTTAACAGGGCGTGCATGGTCGCCCAGGCGAGATCGGCGTGGCTGGCTTCCTCGCTGCGGCTGGCCTCATAGGTGGCGCTGCGTCCGCTGCTGGTCATGGTCTTGCGAATAGCCATAAACGAGCTGGTGATGTCGGTGGCGCTGACGTCATATTCCAGACAGCCACGGCGGATAACGTCTTTTGCCTTGAGCACCATTGCGGTTTTCATTTCCGGTGTGTAGCGGATATCGCGCGCGGCGGGATAGAACGAGCGCACGAGCTGGAACACGCCGACACCGAGGCCGGTGGCATCAATACCGATGTATTCGACGTTGTATTTTTCGGTGAGTTTGCGGATGGATTCCGCCTGAGTGGCAAAGTCCATGCCTTTCCACTGGTGACGCTCAAGTATTCTGAATTTGCCACCGGCCACCACCGGCGGTGCCAGCACCACGCATCCGGCACTGTCGCCACGGTGTGACGGGTCGTAACCAATCCATACCGGGCGGGAGCCGAACGGATTCGCGGCAAACGGCGCATAGTCTTCCCATTCTTCCAGCGTGTCGACCATGCAGCGTTGCAGCTCCTCGAACGGGAACACCGACGCCTTGTCGTCAACAAATTCACACATGAACAGGTTTTTAAAATCGTCGGCGCTGTTTTCGCGTTTAAGCTGCTCAATGTCGAACAATGTGCAGCCGCCTTTCAGGGCGTCCTCAATGGTGACAATCTGCCGCCACTGGCCGTCCGCACAGAGAAGCCCACCGGCAAGGGCGTTATGACTGACGTCGATTTCCACGCGTTCGGCGGCGCTGGCGCGTCCCCGGTTAAACAGTTCACCGGACCAGAACGGGTAGGCGTCGTGCGCCAGCGTGGACGGGGTGGAGAAATAGGTCGAGCGCAGGTGACTCTGTGAGGCCATACCTGATGCCACCTTACGGAGCACCTGAAAATTCGGGATCCAGAAAATCTCGTCGACGTACAGGTCGCCGTTATGGCTCTGCGCGGTGTTGGAGTTGGTGCCGAGAAAAATCAGTTTTGCGCCGTTATTGCCCAGGACAATCGGGTCACCGGTCAGGTCAACGTCAACCAGCCGGGCAAAGGCGATGATGTATTCGCGGAACACATACGCCTGCGTTTTACTGGCCGACAGAAAAATCTGGTTATGACCGGTTTTCAGGGCGCGCAGCAGCGCCTCGCGGGAAAAATAAAACGTCGCGCCAATCTGGCGGGATTTCAGGATATCGCGGATGCGGTGCTCAAGCCCGGCGCGATACCAGTGCAACTGATAGTCGAAAGACTGCTCAAAGAAAATCTGCTCCAGCTTTTCGATGGCCTCGTCACTGAAAAAATTCTTTTTCGGTTTGCGATGCCCGCCTTTGTTGCGGTTAGCGACGTTCGGATTAAGGTCTGCCTCGTTGCCGGTCTGACTGTAACGGTTGACCCGTGCCAGTCGTTCAATCTGGCGTCCGAGCAGGTCAATTTCCTTGAAGTCACCGCCGGTTTTCTGCGGTTTGATGATGAGCTGGGTCAGCCGCGCTTCCAGACTCATTTCGACACGGCTGATGGGGGCAACGCTGTCCCAGCCGTCGCGCTGTTTCCAGCTCTGCACCGTCGGGCGTTTCATCTGCAACATGGCGGCAATCTGCGGCACGGAAAATCCCTGCCAGTACAGCAGCGCCGCCTGACGACGCGGGTCGTGTAAAAGAGTGGTGTCTGTGGTGATGGTCATGAATACCTCGCCGTGATGAATACACGGCAAGGCTACTGAGTCGCGCCCCGCGATTCGCTAAGGTGCTGTTGTGTCAGTGATAAGCCATCCGGGACTGATGGCGGAGGATGCGCATCGTCGGGAAACTGATGCCGACATGTGACTCCTCTAATCACTATTCAGGACTCCTGACAATGGCAAAAAAAGTCTCAAAATTCTTTCGTATCGGCGTTGAGGGTGACACCTGTGACGGGCGTGTCATCAGTGCGCAGGATATTCAGGAAATGGCCGAAACCTTTGACCCGCGTGTCTATGGTTGCCGCATTAACCTGGAACATCTGCGCGGCATCCTGCCTGACGGTATTTTTAAACGTTATGGCGATGTGGCCGAACTGAAGGCCGAAAAGATTGACGATGATTCGGCGCTGAAAGGCAAATGGGCGCTGTTTGCGAAAATCACCCCGACCGATGACCTTATCGCGATGAACAAGGCCGCGCAGAAGGTCTATACCTCAATGGAAATTCAGCCGAACTTTGCCAATACAGGCAAATGTTATCTGGTGGGTCTGGCCGTCACCGATGACCCGGCAAGCCTCGGCACGGAATACCTGGAATTCTGCCGCACGGCAAAACACAACCCTCTGAACCGCTTCAAATTAAGCCCTGAAAACCTGATTTCAGTGGCAACGCCTGTTGAGCTGGAATTTGAAGACCTGCCTGAAACCGTGTTCACCGCCCTGACCGAAAAGGTGAAATCCATTTTTGGCCGCAAACAGGCCAGCGATGACGCCCGTCTGAATGACGTGCATGAAGCGGTGACCGCTGTCGCTGAGCATGTGCAGGAAAAACTGAGCGCCACTGAGCAGCGCCTTGCTGAGATGGAAACCGCCTTTTCGGCACTTAAGCAGGATGTAACTGACAGGGCGGATGAAACCAGTCAGGCATTCACCCGCCTGAAAAACAGTCTCGACCACACCGAAAGTCTGACCCAGCAGCGCCGCAGCAAAGCCACCGGCGGTGGCGGTGACGCCCTGATGACGAACTGCTGACCGGCGTCAGCCAGTCCGGGAAAACCTTCACGATTAACCCTTAATTTCAGGAAAAACTATGCGCCAGGAAACCCGCTTTAAATTTAATGCCTACCTGTCCCGTGTTGCCGAACTGAACGGCATCGACGCCGGTGATGTGTCGAAAAAATTCACCGTTGAACCGTCGGTCACCCAGACCCTGATGAACACCATGCAGGAGTCCTCTGACTTTCTGACCCGCATCAACATTGTGCCGGTCAGCGAAATGAAAGGGGAAAAAATTGGTATTGGTGTCACCGGCTCCATCGCCAGCACCACCGACACCGCCGGTGGCACCGAGCGTCAGCCGAAGGACTTCTCGAAGCTGGCGTCAAACAAGTACGAATGCGACCAGATTAACTTCGATTTTTATATCCGCTACAAAACGCTGGACCTGTGGGCGCGTTATCAGGATTTCCAGCTCCGTGTCCGTAACGCCATTATCAAACGCCAGTCCCTTGATTTAATCATGGCCGGTTTTAACGGCGTGAGGCGTGCCGAAACCTCTGACCGCAGCAGTAATCCGATGCTACAGGATGTGGCGGTCGGCTGGCTGCAGAAATACCGCAATGAAGCCCCGGCGCGCGTGATGAGCAAGGTCACTGACGAGGAAGGGCACACCACCTCTGAGGTCATCCGCGTGGGTAAGGGCGGTGATTATGCCAGCCTTGATGCACTGGTGATGGATGCGACCAACAACCTGATTGAGCCGTGGTATCAGGAAGACCCTGACCTTGTGGTGATTGTGGGACGTCAGCTACTGGCGGACAAGTATTTTCCCATCGTCAACAAGGAGCAGGACAACAGCGAAATGCTGGCCGCTGACGTCATCATCAGCCAGAAACGCATCGGCAACCTGCCAGCGGTACGCGTCCCGTACTTCCCGGCGGATGCGATGCTCATCACGAAGCTGGAAAACCTGTCCATCTACTACATGGATGACAGCCATCGCCGCGTGATTGAGGAAAACCCGAAACTCGACCGCGTGGAGAACTACGAGTCAATGAACATTGATTACGTGGTGGAAGACTACGCCGCCGGTTGTCTGGTGGAAAAAATCAAGGTCGGTGACTTCTCCACACCGGCTAAAGCGACCGCAGAGCCGGGAGCGTAACCGATGACGAGTCCCGCACAGCGCCACATGATGCGGGTCTCGGCAGCGATGACCGCGCAGCGGGAAGCCGCCCCGCTGCGACATGCAACTGTCTATGAGCAGATGCTGGTTAAGCTCGCCGCAGACCAGCGCACACTGAAAGCGATTTATTCAAAAGAGCTGAAGGCCGCGAAAAAACGCGAACTGCTGCCGTTCTGGTTGCCGTGGGTGAACGGCGTGCTGGAGCAGGGCAAAGGTGCACAGGATGACATTCTGATGACGGTCATGCTGTGGCGTCTGGATACCGGCGATATTGCCGGTGCGCTGGAGATTGCCCGTTATGCCCTGAAGTACGGTCTGACCATGCCGGGTAAACACCGCCGCACCCCGCCGTACATGTTCACCGAGGAGGTCGCGCTCGCGGCCATGCGCGCCCACGCTGCCGGTGAATCCGTGGATACCCGCCTGCTGACGGACACCCTTGAACTGACCGCCACGGCTGACATGCCTGATGAAGTGCGCGCAAATCTGCACAAAATCACCGGTCTGTTTCTGCGTGACGCTGGTGATGCCGCCGGTGCGCTGGCGCACCTGCAACGTGCGACACAGCTCGACTGTCAGGCAGGCGTTAAAAAAGAGATTGAACGACTGGAGCGGGAGCTGAAACCGAAGCCGGAGCCGCAGCCCAAAGCGGTCACCCGCACCCCGCGTAAGACCCGGAGCGTGACCCCGGCAAAACGTGGACGCCCGAAAAAGAAAGCCAGTTAACAACCGAATGCGCCCCGCGCCAGGGCGGCACGCCGGTCAGTGAGGGTGAATCACCTGACACTGCACCGGCGTCCACCGCCCGACTTTTCAGAGGTAGTCATGATGACGCTGATTATTCCGCGAAAGGAGGCTCCCGTGTCCGGTGAGGGTACGGTGGTCATCCCGCAACCGGCAGGCGACGAGCCGGTGATTAAAAACACGTTCTTTTTTCCCGATATCGACCCGAAGCGCGTCCGGGAACGTATGCGCCTTGAGCAGACCGTCGCCCCCGCCCGTCTGCGTGAGGCCATCAAGTCAGGCATGGCGGAGACGAATGCGGAGCTGTACGAGTACCGCGAACAGAAAATTGCCGCCGGTTTTACGCGTCTGGCGGACGTCCCGGCGGACGACATCGACGGTGAAAGCATCAAAGTTTTTTACTACGAGCGCGCCGTGTGTGCGATGGCGACCGCGTCGCTTTATGAACGTTATCGCGGTGTGGATGCCAGTGCGAAAGGTGACAAGAAGGCTGACAGCATTGACAGCACCATTGATGAACTGTGGCGGGATATGCGCTGGGCGGTGGCGCGTATCCAGGACAAGCCGCGCTGCATCGTGAGTCAAATCTGATGAAGACCTTTGCGCTACAGGGCGACACGCTCGACGCCATTTGTGTCCGGTATTACGGGCGCACTGAAGGCGTGGTTGAGACCGTGCTCGCCGCAAATTCGGGACTGGCTGAACTGGGTGCGGTGCTGCCACACGGCACCGCCGTCGAACTGCCCGACGTTCAGACCGCGCCCGTGGCTGAAACTGTCAATCTGTGGGAGTAACGCATGACAGCAGAAGAAAAAAGCGTCCTGTCGCTTTTCATGATTGGGGTGCTGATTGTTGTCGGCAAGGTGCTTGCCGGTGGTGAACCCATCACCCCGCGTCTGTTTATCGGGCGCATGTTGCTCGGTGGTTTTGTCTCGATGGTTGCCGGTGTTGTTCTGGTGCAGTTTCCTGACCTGTCACTGCCTGCGGTGTGCGGTATCGGCTCCATGCTGGGTATCGCCGGTTATCAGGTGATTGAGATTGCCATTCAGCGCCGTTTTAAGGGCAGGGGGAAACCGTAATGCCGGTAATTAACACGCATCAGAATATCGCGGCCTTTCTCGACATGCTGGCCGTGTCCGAAGGGACGGCGAATCATCCGCTGACGAAAAACCGGGGCTATGACGTGATAGTCACCGGACTGGACGGGAAGCCGGAAATTTTCACTGACTACAGTGACCACCCGTTCGCGCATGGCCGACCGGCGAAGGTGTTTAACCGTCGCGGTGAAAAATCCACGGCCTCCGGTCGCTATCAGCAGCTTTACCTGTTCTGGCCGCACTACCGCAAACAGCTTGCCCTGCCGGATTTCAGTCCGTTGTCACAGGACAGACTCGCCATTCAGTTGATCCGCGAACGCGGTGCACTGGATGACATCCGGGCGGGACGCATTGAGCGCGCCATTTCACGCTGTCGCAATATCTGGGCGTCCCTGCCGGGTGCCGGTTACGGTCAGCGTGAGCATTCACTGGAAAAACTGGTCACCGTCTGGCGTACCGCTGGCGGCGTACCGGCTTAAACGGAGTAAACACCATGAAGAAATTATCCCTTTCTCTGATGCTGAACGTGTCGCTGGCGCTGATGCTGGCACTGTCCCTGATTTACCCGCAGAGCGTGGCCGTCAGTTTTGTCGCCGCCTGGGCGATTCTGGCGACGGTTATCTGTGTGGTTGCCGGTGGTGTCGGCGTGTATGCCACTGAGTATGTGCTGGAACGCTACGGGCGGGAGCTGCCACCGGAATCGCTGGCCGTGAAGATTGTCACGTCGCTGTTTTTGCAGCCGGTGCCGTGGCGCAGACGGGCGGCGGCTCTGGTAGTGATGGTGGCGACGTTTATCTCGCTGGTCGCTGCCGGGTGGATTTTTACCGCGCTGATTTATCTTGTGGCGTCGGTGTTCTTCCGGCTGATACGCACGGCCTGTCGTCAGCGTTTTGAGGGGCGGGAACCATGTCAAAGCTGATGATTGTGATGGTTGTGCTGTTATCGCTGGCGGTGGCGGGGCTGTTTCTGGTGAAGCATGAAAACGCCAGCCTGCGCGCCTCGCTGGACAGGGCGAATAACGTCGCCAGTGAACAGCAGATGACCATCACCATGCTGAAAAATCAGCTTCATGTTGCCATCACCAGGGCAGACAAAAACGAGCTGGCGCAGGTGGCACTGCGTCAGGAACTGGAGAACGCGGCGAAGCGTGAAGCACAGCGCGAGAAAACCATCACGAGGTTACTGAATGAAAACGAAGATTTTCGCCGCTGGTACGGCGCTGGCCTGCCTGATGCTGTGCGCCGGTTGCACCAGCGCCCGGCCTGCACCGACGCCAGTGATTGTCGCCAACGCCTGCCCGAAAGTGAGCCTTTGCCCGATGCCGGGCAGTGACCCGGAGACGAACGGCGATTTAAGTGCCGATATCCGACAGCTTGAGAACGCGCTGGCACGCTGTGCCAGCCAGGTAAAAATGATTAAACACTGTCAGGACGAAAACGATGCTCAAACCCGACAGCCTGCGCAGGGCGCTGACTGATGCCGTCACGGTGCTGAAAACCAGTCCCGAGATGCTGCGGATATTCGTTGATAACGGGAGTATTGCCTCCACGCTGGCGACGTCGTTGTCATTCGAAAAGCGTTACACGCTCAATGTGATTGTGACCGACTTTACCGGTGATTTTGACCTGCTCATCGTGCCGGTGCTGGCGTGGCTGCGGGAAAATCAGCCCGACATCATGACCACCGACGTAGGCCAGAAAAAGGGCTTCACGTTTTATGCAGACATCAACAATGACAGCAGCTTTGATATCAGCATCAGCCTGATGCTGACCGAGCGCACGCTGGTCAGTGAGGTGGACGGCGCACTGCATGTGAAGAATATCCCGGAACCCCCGCCGCCGGAGCCGGTCACCCGCCCGATGGAGCTTTATATCAATGGTGAACTGGTGAGTAAGTGGGATGAATGAGTTTAAGCGTTTTGAAGACCGGCTGACCGGACTGATTGAGTCGCTGTCACCGTCAGGGCGTCGGCGACTGAGCGCCGAACTGGCGAAACGTCTGCGTCAGAGTCAGCAGCGTCGGGTGATGGCACAGAAAGCCCCGGACGGCACACCCTACGCGCCACGCCAGCAGCAGAGCGCCAGAAAAAAGACTGGTCGTGTTAAGCGAAAAATGTTTGCGAAACTTATTACCAGTCGTTTTTTGCATATCCGCGCCAGCCCTGAACAGGCATCAATGGAGTTTTACGGCGGGAAGTCACCGAAAATCGCCAGCGTGCATCAGTTCGGTCTGTCGGAAGAAAACCGGAAAGACGGTAAGAAAATTAATTATCCGGCGCGCCCTCTGCTCGGTTTCACCGGTGAGGATGTGCAGATGATTGAAGAGATTATCCTGGCTCACCTCGACCGTTAGTTGTGCCATTCCCGACACCTCATCGTCACATTGCCGCCGGTATGACCCGGCGGCATCCTTCCCGTTATGAACACTCTCGCAAATATCCAGGAACTCGCGCGCGCACTGCGCAACATGATTCGCACCGGCCTTGTCGTCGAAACCGACCTTAACGCCGGTCGCTGCCGTGTGCAGACCGGCGGCATGTGCACCGACTGGCTTCAGTGGCTGACCTGTCGTGCCGGGCGTTCGCGCACATGGTGGGCACCTTCCATGGGGGAGCAGGTGCTGATTCTGGCCGTGGGCGGTGAACTTGACACGGCGTTTGTTCTGCCGGGGATTTATTCCGGCGATAACCCCGCGCCGTCTGCGTCGGCGGATGCCCTGCATATCCGTTTCCCTGACGGGGCGGTGATTGAGTATGAACCTGAAACCAGTGCACTGACGGTAAGCGGAATTAAAACGGCCAGCGTGACGGCTTCTGATTCTGTTACTGCCACGGTGCCGGTGGTCATGGTGAAAGCGTCAACCCGCATCACCCTGGACACACCGGAGGTGGTCTGCACCAACAGGCTGATTACCGGCACGCTGGAAGTACAGAAGGGCGGGACGATGCGCGGCAACATTGAACACACCGGCGGTGAACTCTCATCAAACGGTAAGGTACTGCATACCCATAAACACCCCGGCGACAGCGGCGGCACAACCGGGAGTCCTTTATGACAGCGCGTTATCTCGGAATGAATCGCAGTGATGGCCTGACTGTCACTGACCTTGAGCATATCAGCCAGAGTATCGGCGATATCCTGCGCACACCGGTCGGCTCACGGGTGATGCGTCGTGATTACGGCTCGTTGCTGGCATCAATGATTGACCAGCCGCAGACCCCGGCGCTTGAGTTGCAGATTAAGGTCGCCTGTTACATGGCGGTGCTGAAATGGGAACCCCGCGTCACCCTGTCATCCGTCACTACGGCGCGCAGTTTTGACGGGCGAATGACGGTCACGTTAACCGGCCAGCACAACGACACCGGCCAGCCACTTTCGTTAACCATCCCTGTGAGTTGAAACCATGCCGATTATCGACCTGAACCAGCTACCCGCACCGGATGTGGTCGAGGAGCTGGACTTTGAAACCATTCTTGCCGAACGCAAGGCGACACTGATTTCCCTTTACCCGGAAGACCAGCAGGAGGCGGTCGCCCGTACCCTGACGCTGGAATCCGAGCCTCTCGTCAAACTTCTGGAGGAAAATGCTTATCGTGAGCTTATCTGGCGTCAGCGTGTGAATGAGGCCGCACGGGCGGTGATGCTGGCCTGTGCCGCCGGTAATGACCTTGATGTGATTGGTGCCAATTACAACACCACGCGCCTGACTATCACCCCGGCAGATGATTCGACCCTCCCGCCGACACCGGCAGTGATGGAATCTGACACCGATTATCGTCTGCGTATTCAGCAGGCGTTTGAAGGTTTAAGCGTCGCCGGGTCGGTGGGTGCCTATCAGTATCATGGTCGCAGTGCTGACGGGCGTGTCGCGGATATTTCTGTCACCAGTCCGTCTCCGGCCTGCGTCACCATCTCTGTGCTGTCACGTGAAAATAACGGCGTCGCATCCGAAGACCTGCTGGCTGTGGTGCGTAACGCCCTTAATGGCGAGGACGTCAGGCCGGTGGCCGACCGCGTGACCGTGCAGTCTGCCGCCATCGTTGAATACCAGATAAACGCCACGCTTTACCTTTACCCAGGTCCCGAAAGCGAACCCATTCGCGCTGCCGCCGTGAAAAAACTGGAAGCGTACATCACGGCACAGCACCGGCTGGGGCGAGACATCCGTCTGTCTGCCATTTATGCCGCTTTGCATGTGGAAGGCGTGCAGCGTGTCGAGCTGGCCGCACCACTGGCCGACATTGTGCTCAACAGTACGCAGGCGTCTTTCTGCACCGAATACAGCGTCGTGACCGGAGGCTCGGATGAGTGATTCGCGACTGCTGCCGACCGGCTCATCACCGCTTGAGGTCGCCGCCGCAAAAGCCTGTGCGGAAATTGAAAGAACGCCGGTCAGTATTCGTGAGCTGTGGAACCCGGATACCTGTCCGGCAAATCTGCTGCCGTGGCTGGCATGGTCATTTTCGGTTGACCGCTGGGATGATAAGTGGCCGGAAGCGACAAAACGCGCTGTTATCCACGATGCGTATTTCATTCACTGCCATAAGGGCACTATTGGTGCGATTCGCCGTGTGGTGGAGCCGCTCGGCTATCTGATTGAGGTGAGGGAGTGGTGGCAGCTCAACGAGGAGCCGGGGACGTTCCGCATCGTTGTTGGCGTGCTTGAGCAGGGTATTACCGAGGAAATGTATCAGGAGCTGGAGCGTCTCGTTGCTGATGCAAAACCTGCAAGCCGCCATCTGACGGGACTGGCTATCAGTTTAAGTACAACCGGCAACATTTTTGCCGGTGCGGGATGCTATCACGGCGACGCCCTGACGGTTTATCCCTACACCCCGGAGGCCATTATTGTCGGAGGGGATTATTTCCCGGCCTCGGCCATTCATTTAATTGATAACCTGAGAGTAAACGCATGACAGTGAAATACTACGCCATTCTGACTAATCAGGGCGCAGCACGGCTGGCTAACGCGACGATGCTCGGCAGTAAGCTGAATCTGACGCAAATGGCCGTTGGTGATGCGAATGGTGTCTTGCCGACACCAGACCCGGCACAGACAAAACTGATTAACCAGAAACGCATCGCGCCGCTGAATCTTCTGAGTGTTGACCCGAACAACCAGAGCCAGATTATTGCGGAGCAAATCATCCCTGAGAACGAGGGCGGATTCTGGATCCGTGAGATTGGGCTTTATGATGATGAAGGCGTACTCATTGCGGTGGCGAACTGCCCGGAAACGTACAAACCGCAGTTGCAGGAAGGCAGCGGTCGTACCCAGACTATCCGCATGATTCTGGTTGTCACGAATACCGAAGCTATTACGCTGAAAATCGACCCGTCGGTGGTACTGGCGACCCGTAAATACGTGGATGATGAAGTCCTGGAATTAAGGCTGTATGTGGATGAACAGATGAGAAACCACATTGCCGCACAGGATCCTCATACCCAGTATGCGCAGAAACATAATCCGACATTTACCGGAGAACCAAAAGCGCCGACGCCTGCCGCAGGAAATAACACCACGCGGATTGCGACCACTGCGTTTGTACAGGCCGCTATTACCGCTCTGATTAACGGTGCGCCTGACACGCTGGACACACTGAAAGAAATTGCCGCGGCCATTAACAATGACCCGAAATTCAGCACCACCATTAACAATGCGCTGTCAGGTAAGCAGCCACTGGATGAGACGCTGACTCATTTGAGTGGAAAGGATGTTGCCGGTCTTCTCGCATACCTTGGTTTGGGAGAAACGATAAATAAAGCCTCCGGAGCTATGCAGAAATCGGCTAATGGATCTGATATTTCTGATGTATCAGCCTTCCGAAATGCGCTCCAGTTAGGGACCGCTGCAACACGAGATGTTGGAGCAGATAATCCCTCGAAGTTACTGGATTTAGACAGCTTCAGGTCAATGATGTCAGGTAATGGCTACATCTACATTCCATGCATTGCGACGACAGGAAACCCGGTGAAACTTATGTTGCAGTGGGGAACGGTGGCAACACAAAAGGGAGCTGATGCTGGATATGCCTTACCATTTGCTTTTCCCTATGCAGGCTTGTTTGCGACCGGAAACCGTGGAACATCTGGCTACAATGCCGCGATGAATGTGCGTATTGCCAGCAGAACGCACATCAGTATTCAGAACTGGTCGCCATCCGGAGAGGGCACCGAAGATTGTTGTTTTATCGCGCTGGGGTATTAAGAATGAATAAATTTTATAAAGGCTCTTTCTATCCGGAAGCACTAAAAGAGGTATATATCAGCGCCGGTTCATGGCCTGAAAATGGCGCTGATGTTGATGATGAAACAATGGCAATTTACACAGGCGTAGCGCCAGAAGGCAAAACGCTGGGGGCTGATAAAAATGGTAATCCTGCGTGGATTGATATCCCGCCACTCTCCGCTGAACAACAGATTATTCAGGCTGAACAGAAAAGAACGGTATTGCGTTCTATGGCTGATAAGGAAATAGTCTGGAGACAGGATGCTTTTGATGCGGAAATCGCGACGGCAGAAGAAACCGCCGCGTTATCTGAATGGAAAAAATACCGGGTCTTGCTGATGCGCGTTGATACATCAAATCCCGTCTGGCCTACGCCTCCGGGGGAGCAGGCCAATTGATATCCGGCGCGGTGCTGGTATCTGTTGCCGTCACCGCGTCAATGTAATCCAGCACAGCGTTAAGCCGGGTTGTTTCTGCCTGCGTCAGTTTCCGCCCGGCCTGTAATTTCAGCTGAATCAGACTAATGGAAGCCATTGCAGCATCAATCAGCGACTGGCGCTGTGCTTCTGCCGCGTCTACTGCGGCGCTATGCTGTGCCTCGGTATCCGTCACCCATTTCTCACCATCCCATTTATCGTATGGCGTTAACGGTGAAAGCGTGACATAACCGTCTTTGATGGCACCGATATAATCCACTGTAACAGCTGCACCATTTTCTGTTGAGTAAACAGTCTCATTGCGATGGTCTTCTTCATGGATCCATCCCTTACCCGTAAATACTGCCACTTTTCCAGGAATGTTTTCGCCCGGGTCAATACCAGTGGAACAGGCGGGCATACTTACACCAGTATTAATATATTCATCAGACCAGCCCGTATATTCATACGTTACTTCATCATAATAAAAACAACGCATATCACCCGGCACTGTAGCCAGTCCATTTTCATCAAAAACAGGTTTCATTATTTAGCCCTCACCAGAAAGTTAAATGCGATGTTACGTGGTCTGACGGCAATAAAATTCACACCATCACCCACTGAATTACTGGTGTAATGGTATCGAGAGAAACCCGGCTCGTGTGCTGATATTCCATCGTGATTAGCAATCGAATGGCCGGAGCCCTCTGGATAATTACCGCCAAATTGCGATAAAGATGTTGCTGCCTGCCAGCTTAATAATGCTCGTCCACTGTCCGCCCCTCGCCCATCATCCCAGATACGAATGAAATCACCGCGGGCTTCAGGCAATACCAGCGAAGGAAACACTTTCGCCAGCACAGGGTAATCAGTGGCAGAGAATTTCGCGCCGTTGAACTTCAAAAACACCATGCTGGACCAGCTTTCGATTACGGTATCTGGCATTGCGGCGGACGGCCAGAAGAACGGAACGCCAATAGCTGGAACACCTTCTCCCAAACCAACGTTTAAGAAAATGCAGAGATTACGGCTAACTGGCATCATCCCCGGTTTTTATTCAGGGGATCCATCATGCTTATTGGCTATGTCCGCGTGTCAACAAATGACCAGAATACGGAATTGCAGCGTAACGCGCTGGAGTGCGCAGGATGTGAGCTGATTTTTGAGGATAAAATCAGCGGCACGAAGTCCGACCGACCGGGACTGAAAAAACTGCTCAGGACATTATCGGAGGGGGATACACTGGTGGTCTGGAAGCTGGACCGGCTGGGGCGTAGTATGCGGCATCTGGTCATTCTGGTTGAGGAACTGCGCGAACGCGGCGTTAATTTTCGCAGCCTGACAGATGCTATTGATACCAGCACGCCGATGGGGCGTTTTTTCTTTCATGTGATGGGTGCCCTGGCTGAAATGGAGCGAGAACTCATTGTCGAGCGGACACGCGCCGGACTGGAAGCAGCCAGAGCCAAAGGTCGTATTGGTGGCAGACGACCGAAACTCACCGCGAGTGAGTGGGAGCAGGTCGGACGGTTGCTGGCTGCGGGGGAATCTCGTCAACGTGTGGCGCTGATTTTTGATATTGGCCTGTCCACGCTCTATAAAAAATTCCCCGTATCAACGACAAAGAATAAATTGTGTCATCCCTTAGCCAACCGGGACAAATAGCCTGACATCTCCGGCACAACTGAAAATATCACTCACCCATTAACCACGGAGTTAAACGGATGAGTGACTATCATCACGGCGTGCAGGTGCTGGAGATTAACGACGGCACCCGCGTCATTTCCACCGTATCCACTGCCATTGTCGGCATGGTCTGCACGGCCAGCGATGCGGATGCGGAAACCTTCCCCCTCAATAAACCGGTGCTGATTACCAATGTGCAGAGCGCAATTGCAAAGGCCGGTAAAAAAGGCACGCTGGCGGCGTCGTTACAGGCCATCGCCGACCAGTCAAAACCGGTCACCGTTGTCGTGCGTGTGGAAGACGGCACCGGTGACGACGAGGAAACGAAACTCGCGCAGACCGTTTCCAATATCATCGGCACCACCGACGAAAACGGTCAGTACACCGGACTGAAAGCCCTGCTGGCGGCAGAGTCGGTAATCGGTGTTAAACCGCGTATTCTCGGCGTGCCGGGACTGGACACCAAAGAGGTGGCTGTTGCACTGGCATCAGTCTGTCAGAAGCTGCGCGCTTTCGGGTATATCAGCGCATGGGGCTGTAAAACCATTTCCGAGGTGAAAGCCTACCGCCAGAATTTCAGCCAGCGTGAGCTGATGGTCATCTGGCCGGATTTCCTCGCATGGGATACGGTCACCAGTACCACCGCCACCGCGTATGCCACCGCCCGTGCGCTGGGTCTGCGCGCTAAAATCGACCAGGAGCAGGGCTGGCATAAAACGCTGTCCAATGTCGGGGTGAACGGTGTTACCGGCATCAGCGCATCCGTCTTCTGGGATTTGCAGGAGTCCGGCACCGATGCTGACCTGCTTAACGAGTCAGGCGTCACTACGCTGATTCGCCGCGACGGTTTCCGCTTCTGGGGTAACCGTACCTGCTCCGATGACCCGCTGTTCCTCTTTGAAAACTACACCCGCACCGCGCAGGTGCTGGCCGACACGATGGCTGAGGCGCACATGTGGGCGGTGGACAAGCCCATCACTGCAACGCTGATTCGCGACATCGTTGACGGCATCAATGCCAAATTCCGTGAGCTGAAAACAAACGGCTATATCGTGGATGCGACCTGCTGGTTCAGCGAAGAATCCAACGATGCGGAAACCCTCAAGGCCGGAAAACTGTATATCGACTATGACTATACCCCGGTGCCTCCTCTTGAAAACCTGACCCTGCGCCAGCGTATTACCGATAAATACCTGGCAAATCTGGTCACCTCGGTTAACAGCAATTAAGGAGTCTGACCGATGGCAATGCCGCGCAAACTCAAGTTAATGAACGTCTTTCTGAACGGCTACAGCTATCAGGGCGTTGCAAAGTCCGTCACGCTGCCAAAACTGACCCGTAAGCTCGAAAACTATCGCGGTGCGGGGATGAACGGCAGCGCACCGGTAGACCTCGGCCTTGATGACGATGCGCTGTCAATGGAGTGGTCGCTCGGTGGTTTCCCGGATTCGGTTATCTGGGAGCTTTACGCCGCAACCGGTGTGGATGCCGTGCCGATTCGTTTTGCAGGCTCTTACCAGCGCGACGATACCGGCGAAACGGTGGCCGTCGAAGTGGTCATGCGTGGACGTCAGAAAGAAATCGACACTGGCGAGGGTAAACAGGGAGAAGACACTGAGTCGAAAATCTCCGTGGTCTGCACCTATTTCCGGCTGACGATGGACGGTAAGGAGCTGGTCGAAATTGACACCATCAACATGATTGAGAAGGTGAACGGCGTCGACCGGCTGGAGCAACACCGCCGCAATATCGGCCTGTGATTTTCATCCGGTCAGTCTGGCTGACCGGTTAACCCCGATTCAGAAGTGAGAAAACCATGAACAAAGAAAACGTCATTACCCTGGACAATCCGGTCAAACGTGGTGAGCAGGTTATCGAACAGGTCACGCTGATGAAACCCAATGCCGGGACGCTGCGCGGTGTCAGTCTGGCTGCAGTCGCGAACTCCGAAGTCGATGCACTGATTAAAGTGCTGCCGCGCATGACGGCACCGATGCTGACCGAGCAGGAAGTCGCCGCGCTGGAACTGCCTGACCTTGTGGCGCTGGCCGGTAAGGTGGTCGGTTTTTTGTCGCCGAACTCGGTGCAGTGACGTTTCCGAAAAATCTCTCGGTCGATGACCTGATGGCGGATGTGGCAGTGATATTTCACTGGCCGCCATCAGAACTGTATCCCATGAGCCTGACCGAACTCATCACATGGCGCGAAAAGGCGCTCCGGCGAAGCGGAAACACGAATGAGTAACAATGTAAAATTACAGGTATTGCTCAGGGCTGTTGACCAGGCATCCCGCCCGTTTAAATCCATCCGCACAGCGAGCAAGTCGCTGTCGGGGGATATCCGGGAAACACAAAAATCACTGCGCGAGCTGAACGGTCACGCATCCCGTATTGAGGGATTCCGCAAGACCAGTGCACAGCTCGCCGTGACTGGTCATGCACTTGAAAAGGCTCGGCAGGAAGCAGAAGCCCTTGCCACACAGTTTAAAAACACCGAACGTCCGACCCGTGCTCAGGCGAAAGTGCTGGAATCCGCAAAGCGTGCGGCGGAGGACTTACAGGCGAAATATAACCGCCTGACGGATTCCGTTAAACGCCAGCAGCGGGAACTGGCCGCTGTGGGAATTAATACCCGCAATCTTGCACATGATGAGCAGGGACTGAAAAACCGTATCAGTGAAACCACCGCACAGCTTAACCGTCAGCGCGACGCGCTGGCGCGTGTCAGTGCGCAACAGGCAAAACTTAACGCAGTCAAACAGCGTTATCAGGCCGGAAAGGAGCTGGCCGGAAATATGGTCTCGGTGGGCGCTGCCGGTGTGGGGATTGCTGCTGCGGGAACGATGGCCGGAGTTAAGCTGCTGATGCCCGGTTATGAGTTTGCGCAGAAAAACTCAGAATTGCAGGCTGTGCTGGGAGTGGCAAAAGACTCCGCCGAAATGACCGCACTCCGCAAGCAGGCGCGCCAGCTCGGCGACAATACCGCAGCCTCGGCAGATGATGCAGCCGGTGCACAGATTATCATTGCGAAAGCCGGTGGGGATGTTGATGCCATTCAGGCGGCAACGCCGGTCACGCTGAATATGGCGCTGGCGAACCGCCGCACGATGGAAGAAAACGCCGCCCTGCTGATGGGGATGAAATCCGCCTTTCAGCTTTCAAACGATAAGGTCGCTCATATCGGGGATGTTCTCTCCATGACGATGAACAAAACCGCCGCCGATTTTGACGGCATGAGCGATGCGCTGACCTATGCCGCACCTGTGGCAAAAAATGCCGGTGTCAGCATTGAAGAAACCGCCGCAATGGTCGGGGCGCTGCATGATGCAAAAATCACAGGCTCAATGGCGGGGACGGGAAGCCGTGCCGTGTTAAGCCGCCTGCAGGCACCGACGGGAAAAGCATGGGATGCACTCAAAGAGCTTGGAGTGAAAACCTCAGACAGCAAGGGAAACACCCGGCCAATATTTACCATTCTGAAAGAAATGCAGGCCAGTTTTGAGAAAAACCGGCTCGGTACTGCCCAGCAGGCTGAATACATGAAAACCATTTTCGGGGAGGAGGCCAGCTCAGCCGCCGCTGTGCTGATGACTGCCGCCTCAACCGGAAAGCTGGACAAACTGACCGCTGCGTTTAAAGCCTCAGACGGGAAGACCGCAGAGCTGGTAAATATCATGCAGGACAACCTCGGCGGTGACTTTAAGGAGTTTCAGTCCGCTTATGAGGCGGTGGGGACTGACCTGTTTGACCAGCAGGAAGGCGCACTGCGTAATCTCACGCAGACGGCCACAAAGTATGTGTTAAAACTCGACGGCTGGATCCAGAAAAACAAATCACTGGCGTCAACCATCGGCATCATTGTCGGTGGTGCACTGGCACTGATTGGTGTCATCGGTGCCATTGGCCTCGTAGCCTGGCCGGTTATCACCGGCATCAATGCCATCATCGCGGCAGCAGGCGCAATGGGGGCAATCTTCACGACGGTTGGCAGTGCTGTTATAACCGCCATCGGGGCGATTAGCTGGCCGGTTGTGGCCGTGGTGGCCGCCATTGTCGCCGGGGCGTTGCTTATCCGTAAATACTGGGAGCCTGTCAGCGCATTCTTTGGCGGTGTGGTGGAAGGGCTGAAAGCGGCATTTGCGCCGGTGGGGGAACTGTTCACGCCACTTAAACCGGTGTTTGACTGGCTGGGTGAAAAGTTACAGGCCGCGTGGCAGTGGTTTAAAAACCTGATTGCCCCGGTCAAAGCCACCCAGGACACCCTGAACCGTTGCCGTGACACGGGCGTCATGTTCGGGCAGGCACTGGCTGACGCGCTGATGCTGCCGCTTAATGCGTTCAACAAACTGCGCAGTGGTATTGACTGGGTACTGGAAAAACTCGGTGTTATCAACAAAGAGTCAGACACACTTGACCAGACCGCCGCCAGAACTCAAGCCGCCACGTATGGCAGCGGTGGTTATATTCCGGCGACCAGCTCTTATGCAGGTTATCAGGCTTATCAGCCGGTCACGGCACCGGCTGGCCGCTCTTATGTAGACCAGAGTAAAAACGAATATCACATCAGCCTGACGGGTGGTACTGCGCCGGGGACACAGCTCGACCGCCAGTTACAGGATGCGCTCGAAAAATACGAGCGGGATAAACGTGCGCGCGCCCGTGCCAGCATGATGCATGACGGTTAAGGAGGTGACGAAAAATGATGCTCGCGTTAGGTATGTTTGTTTTTATGCGCCAGACGCTGCCACACCAGACCATGCAGCGTGAATCAGATTATCGCTGGCCGTCAAATTCCCGTATCGGTAAACGGGACGCTTTTCAGTTTCTCGGTGTGGGTGAGGAAAACATCACGCTTGCCGGTGTGCTTTATCCCGAACTGACCGGCGGCAAGCTGACGATGACCACGCTCAGGCTGATGGCAGAGGAGGGGCGGGCGTGGCCGTTGCTGGATGGCACCGGCATGATTTACGGCATGTATGTCATCAGCAAGGTGAGTGAAACAGGGAGTATTTTCTTTGCAGACGGCACACCCCGGAAAATTGATTTTACGCTGTCGCTCACCCGCGTTGATGAATCACTGGCCGCGCTTTATGGCGATATCGGTAAACAGGCGGAATCGCTCATCGGTAAGGCTGGCAGTATGGCGACTAAATTCACGGGTATGACGGGGGCGGGATAATGCTGGATGCACTGACATTTGATGCAGGCAGTACGCTGACGCCGGATTACATGCTGATGCTCGACAGCAGGGATATTACCGGCAATATCAGCGACCGTCTGATGAGCATGACCCTGACGGATAACCGGGGCTTTGAGGCTGACCAGCTTGATATTGAACTGAACGATGCCGACGGGCAGGTTGGACTACCGATTCGTGGCGCTGTCCTGACGGTGTATATCGGCTGGAAAGGTTTTGCCCTGGTATGCAAAGGGAAATTTACCGTTGATGAGGTTGAACACCGGGGCGCACCGGATGTGGTCACCATCCGCGCCCGGAGTGCAGATTTTCGCGGGACGCTCAATTCCCGCCGTGAAGGCTCATGGCATGACACCACGCTCGGTGCGATTGTTGAGGCGATAGCCTCCCGTAACAGGCTGGAAGCCAGTGTCGCTCCGTCACTGGCCGGAATTAAAATCCCGCACATCGACCAGTCGCAGGAGTCTGATGCGAAATTTCTGACCCGTCTTGCAGAACGCAACGGCGGTGAGGTGTCGGTAAAAATGGGAAAACTGCTGTTTCTCAAAGCGGGGCAGGGGGTGACGGCCAGCGGTAAAAAAATCCCGCAGGTCACCATCACCCGCAGCGACGGTGACCGCCATCATTTTGCGATTGCTGACCGTGGAGCCTACACCGGCGTAACGGCAAAGTGGTTACACACCAAAGACCCGAAGCCGCAAAAGCAGAAGGTAAAACTGAAACGCAAAAAGAAAGAGAAACACCTGCGCGCACTGGAGCACCCGAAAGCGAAACCGGTCACGCAGAAGAAAGCGCCAAAAGTACCGGAAGCGCGCGAAGGTGAATACATGGCAGGTGAGGCTGACAATGTTTTTGCCCTGACCACGGTATATGCCACGAAAGCGCAGGCCATGCGCGCCGCTCAGGCGAAGTGGGATAAACTGCAACGGGGCGTTGCGGAGTTCTCCATCAGCCTGGCTACCGGTCGGGCTGATATTTACACGGAAACACCGGTTAAAGTGTCAGGCTTTAAGCGCGTCATAGACGAGCAGGACTGGACAATCACTAAGGTGACACATTTTCTGAATAATAGCGGCTTCACGACGTCCTTAGAGCTTGAGGTCAGGCTTTCTGATGTGGAGTACGAAACAGAAGATGATGAGTGATGTTTTTATTTTATCTGTTTGTTTTATAAGGATAAATTAACTAAAATGGCACCATCAACAAAACCGGAAGAGGTGCTCGCGATGTTTCATTGTCCTTTATGCCAGCATGCCGCACATGCGCGTACAAGCCGCTATATCACTGACACGACAAAAGAGCGTTATCACCAGTGTCAGAACGTGAATTGCAGCGCCACGTTCATCACTTATGAGTCGGTACAGCGATACATCGTGAAGCCGGGAGAAGTCCACGCCGTAAGACCGCACCCGTTGCCGTCAGGGCAGCAAATTATGTGGATGTAA